AGCCGGCCATCGATCGAGCCTTTCCTAGCAAGGCGTTGGTTTCGAGACTGATCGTTAAGATTGATCCCGATTCCGCGGAGCGCATTACGAATAACGCGTCCCGCACCCTTCTGAAGGAACATATTGATATCCGGCTCTTTACAAGCACAGCGATCAATAAGTGTCGTTTTAGGCACTGTAAACATCACGTTACCAGGGACGAGAACTATCTCTAATCCTTCATCCCAGTACTTCGCCCAACCTGGCACCAAATCCTTTACGGACTCAATGTGTTGGTAAGCGTCGTGGGTAACATGTGCTTGTCCGAGATACTTCAAGCTGGGATGGCCTGAAGCGCGGTCCCGACTCGTTGACGCCCCACCAGAAAAGCCGCCGATTAAGGCGGCCTCAGGCACGGTATCACCGATAAGGTCCGTTACTACCCGACGAGCGAACTCAAGGAAGTCAGACATCTGCACGCCCGGTAAAATTTGGAATTCCGGGTCAGTGGAAATAAGACGTTCTGTAGTGACCTCGTTAACCAGCTCCTGCTCAAGCCATTTCTCAACGGCTCTCGATCGGCGCAAGTCGGCGGGGTCGGTCTCGGATGAGACGTACTTCTTGAGGTACTCTTTCTGAAGATACTCAGCCTTACGGCTGGTTTGAGGCAGGTTCGCCACCTCGTGAATCAACAGTTCGGATAGCCCCTCGGGGAGATCCACGTTCGAGTCCTCTTGCGAGGATTTCGTTCGTTGTCGGCGCATGGGTTGATACTCCAAAGCTAGTACCGGGTGCCTGAATGGTCACCAGGTAGAAAGGCAAAACCAACGCAACAGTCACTGTTACCAATGACATGAACGCTAGTACAAGCCCGAGGACAAGGATCAAGGCCTTGGAGCCATGACCCTCGGGGCGTGATTCGGCCGTCAAGGCTTAGTACACACCCTGCAAGTTCACGATCGTGTCGTTGACAAGGGTCTTGGAGGCCGCGAGGCTATCCATTACCATGCCAACGACATCCCGACGCTCCTCCACGGTGGAGGTGTTGTCGAAATTGAAGTGAACTTCCGCGTAAGCGGTCCTCACGACCTTCGGGTTCGAAACCCCGTTGATCGTTTCCGTTTGGACAATCGGAAACACGTATTTCAGCGTTCCCTTATACCGTCCATTCGCCGTCCGGGCCAGCGAAATGCTGATCCGGTTATCTCCCACAGGGGTGGGACCCGCTTCGATGACCGTACCGACCCCGTTGACTATGTCGCGGGGGATGAAGGTGTGGGCAATCGGAGTGGTCTTCCGGTCGTTGACGACCAGGTTTTGCATCTGGGGCATTGAATGTTCCTCAGTGTAAGCGTTGATATTTGTATCGACGTTAGAGTGGTGCCTTTCTCAAGGGCATCGTTCTGAAGCCT